TCACGCAATCCTAATGCCTTCAATCCTCTATATGACCCCTCATATGCTGCCCATCCAGCAACACCACCAGCAACAAGACTAGATGCTGCAAGAGCAATAGCAGCACCAATACCAACACCAGTAAGTCCAAGAGCAGCTGCTCCAGCAATGACTGCACTTGATGCTAATGAACCAGCACCAAGACCAGCAATAGTAGAAATGATTATATTAATTGCTGTTTTATTATATCCCTGAGAAAACAGTCCACCAACTTCAAAAAGAGACGGTATCAATAATAATAATCCAAGAAGACCACCACCCTTGAGTGATTTAGGTGTCTTCAATCCAGTTGGCAATTTGATGTTTCTGAGTGCCTTAGGAAGTTGTAGACCACCGGGTTTAGTACCAGGTACTTTAGGACTACTGGGTTGAGAACCAGTTACTTTAGGAACTTTAGGACTACTGGGTTTAGTACCAGGTACTTTAGGACTACTGGGTTGAGTACCAGTTACTTTAGGAACTTTAGGACTACTGGGTTGAGTACCAGTTACTTTAGGAACTTTAGGACTACTGGGTTTAGTACCAGTTACTTTAGGACTACTACCAGTAACCTTAGGACCAGTACCAGGTAATTTTGGTAACTTAGGACCCTTAGGTTGAGCACCAGTAACCTTAGGACCAGTACCAGGTAATTTTGGTAACTTAGGACCTTTTTTAGATCCAACACCTACTTTCAATGGTCCATCTTTACCAGATCCACCAAAAATACTAAGAAAATCTATTACAAAACCAAAAGGTCCAAGTAGTCTGCCCAATGGTCTTAAAAATCTAAAAAGTCTACCCAATCCACCAACTTTAGGTAGTTTACCACCACGACCACCAGTAACTTTTGGTCCAGTTCCAGGAATTCTAAATCCAGGTTTTTTTCCACCAGTAACTTTTGGTCCAGTTCCAGGAATTCTAAATCCAGGTTTTTTTCCACCACGACCTTTAGTAACTCCTGGTCCAGTTCCAGGAATTCTAAATCCAGGTTTTCTTCTACCTCCTCTACCTCTACCTCCAGGTCTTCTTCTATCAAAACCATCTTCACCTCTTTCGGCAAGAATCACAGAGGCAATAATCAATGCATCAATCAATCCAGAAATAGCACCAGCAAACTTATCAAATAGTTCTGGGCTTACTCCAAAGTTTTCTAAAAATCCTTTAGTTGCGTCATATGCTTTATATCCCCAATCAATAAATGTTGCAAACGCATCTATAAGTTTGATTCCAACATCTGCGATAAAGTTTGAAACTCCCTTGATAAGTTTCATCAAACCTTCGAGCATTCCAACATTATCCACTAACTTCATCAAGAATAATCCCATCAAGATATTTCCAATGAAATTCTTTATCCACCCAAATATTCCTCCAGTTCCAGGAACTTTTGGTATTTTCATTTTCCGTTTAGGATTGAGATCCTTCTTTTCTAGTTCTTCCTCTTGCTCCTGACGATTTTTATTTTTAAACTCAGCCTTCTCTGCCTTCAGTGCTGCTTTCTCTGCTGCCAAAGTTCCTACAAGAATACTCTCAATCTCTAAAACTTTAATACGGATTACTTTGAGTGGACTATCTTTACTTACTGTACCACTAGATGTCTGTTTAAGTGGTTCTGGTGGTTTTATCAATGCTGAGACTGGTTTGACAGAATCTCCTACAAATTTTTCTGCCTTTACAATAGCATTTGATGCTTGTGGTTTTTGTTGATTTGCAGATACTTTCTCTTTACGACCCATAATCTTTCGGGCCATTATTTTACCACCTGCACCTATTGCCTTTCTTGCTAATATTGGTAACATATCTTATCTCCTTAGAAGAAAGGTACGGGGATACCCAAGATATTGAACTTAGCTTTATTTCCAGTGCCAGGATTAATATAGGGAGTTTCAGTTCCATTACCACTGAGTGTAGGTTGTTGTTTACCTTTTTTGTTGGTTTTGATTACTGTAACATTTGATCCACCATTAGATCCAGTTGGTGGTGATGGAACTGTTACTTTTGGTGCTTGACTTGGTGCAAGACTAAGTTTCTTTTTAGTTTCTTCAAGTTGTGCTGCTGCTTTTACTCTTGGGTCTTTGAGTGCTTCTGTATAGTTTTCGTAGTATTTACCAGTGGTAGATGAATAGTATTGATCACCCATCAGAGTATTCATCAGAGTACTTGATGTATTTTTATCACCACCCATCAGAGTATTCATCAAAGTGCTTGATGTATTTTTATCGCCACCCATCAGAGTATTCATCAAAGTGCTTGATGTAGATGATTGATTTAGTGTAAGACCAAGTTTCTTCTTAGTTTCTTCAAGTTTTGCTGCTGCTTTTACTTTTGGATCTTTCAGTGCTGCTGCATATGAAGTATAGAATTTGTTAGTAGTGCTAGAAAAATAACCTTGCGATATTTGTTCAGGAGTTAGTTGTTGTTTGGGTGGTTTTCTTTGATTTAAAATCTCACTAAATGATGATTTTGAAGTAATATCAACACCACCAGGCAGAGTATTTGCAAATCCAGTATCACCAAGACCAAAAGCAGAGTTTTGATTCACTCTCAATATTCCAGAAAATCCTTTGAAAAGTGCATTGTAAACATCACCCCTTTTCAAGGCATCCTCTGCTTCACCAAAATAATATGCTGCAGTATTATTAGAATCCCAAGAATCTGTTACTATTGCCTTTCCACTCTTTTCATCAACATTAAATGTAAACTGCCCCAAACCAAAGTTTGCTAATTTAGCAGCAGCACCTGATCCAGCAGATTCTCTCTGCATTTTATCATATAAACTCTCAGTATATCTGGTAATCTCCTTTCCTTTGTCATCTATAACCTTATATGCTCCTTGTCTACCTTTTGTATCTCCAACAATACGGAATCCTTTCCTCATCTCTTCTTCTGAGAGACTAATGTCTTCAGTTGCATATGCTTTATTCCCAAGAATCTTATTCCAAGATGCCTTTCCAACTACATATTCTCCCTTACTATTCACAAGATTATTTTTTATAGCAAAATCAATCAAAGGTTTGTTGTATTCAATAAGATTACTTGCATCAGTTTTCAAAGGTCTTCCTAAAGGACCCAACAAACCTTTTGCAGCAAATTCTAAACCAGTGAGCACTGAAGATGCTTTCTTAACTTTTCCAGCAGACAAGACAGATGCTGCTTTGTCAAATCCTTCAGTCAATCCTAGCTTGCTTAGTATTTGAGTGGGAAGAGGGATTACACCCGTATTCATAATATTTGCAATCGTCTTTTCAAAAATATTTTCACTACGAAGCCCTTTTTGAAGTCTTTCAATAGTATCAGTTTGTCTTGCTTGGTTTTTAGCAGTTAGTGCTGTTTTGGTAGCATTTAGTCTTCCACTTTTATCAATGGTTTTTGAATTTATAACTAACTTATCTAACTTTTCCTTTTCTGATAGTTTATCATACTCTGCTTGAGTTACATATCTACTCTCTTCTGATCTTCTTAAACCACCAGTCACAACAGAGAAAAGTCCTTCTACAGCTTTATCATACTGTTTTTTTGCTGCTGCAGGTACTCCTGCTATTTCTTTACCAAGAGTTTCTAATCCATTGTTTATTATCTCCAAACCCCCTTGTATTTCTTTTTGTCTATCACTCACAAACTCACTTGCTGATGATGTAAAACTATCTGCGGTTTCCTTGATATAATCTCTTACTGCAAGAGTATTATTGATAAGAGCACTACTATTTGTATCAATTTTTATTCCAAGTCTCTCTATCGCTCCACTAGTATCACCAAGAGCTAGTTTATTGAGAAAACTTTGATCTCCCACAATAAACCGATCACTGAACTGTTTGATTGGATTCAGTTTTTTATCAGCTGGTTCGCGATCACCAATCAGACCACCACCAACAGCATAATAAGCACCACTCATCATCTTGGGTTTATTTGTGCCACCACCAGCAGCATTCATAGACTCTAATTCTTGTAGTCCATACTTCTGTACGGCACCACGAGACATAACAAACTCACCAGCAGTAAGCATTGCTGGAACTTTATCAATACCACCAGGACCTTGTACCTGACCACCATCTACAGATACTGCTGGCGATCCCCCTTCACTATATCCAAAAATATTATTTGTTGGTGCTATGAGATTTACATTAACTCTACCTCCACCAGCATACTTATATGTTGGTTTTACCAAACCACCATTTACAAACTTTTGAATGGACTTGACTAATCCACCACCTTGATATGCATTTACATAAGAATTATTAGAAGTATTATTTTGAACTGAGTCACCACCTTGATATGCATTTACATAAGAATTATTAGAAGTATTATTTTTAACTAATCCACCACCTTGATATTTGTTTACATAAGAATTATTAGAAGTATTATTTTTAACTAATCCACCACCTTGATAGGCACTTATGAAAGTATTGCTGCTATTCTTAACTAATCCACCACCTTGATATTTGTTTACATAAGAATTATTAGAAGTGTTATTATCTCCACTTATAAACTTCTGACCAGACTGAACTAAGTCACCACCTCGATATTTGTTTACATAAGAATTATTAGAAGTATTATTAGAAGTATTATTATCACCTATAAAGTTCTGAAGGATGTCATTACTAACAAAGTTTTGAGATGATTGTTTTGTATCACCCAGGTTAAATGTGTTGTTGCCAGCAACTATAAAGTTCTCAACAGGTTGTGCTAAACCACCATCTGCAAACTTTTGAATGGGTTGTACTACACCACCACCTTTGAATCCTTCTGCAGTAGGTATATCTTTATTAATACTTGCAGATTCTTCACCACCCAATTCTTGTGTAAAAGCACCTTCTAATGCTTTGAAACCAGCAATGGTAGCAACTGCCTGAATACCACCAGAGATAAGACCGCCTCTTTTACCAAGAAATTTAGAGAACTTACCAAGTTTTCTTGAACCAAATAATTTAGCAAGTAATCCTGCTGTTGCTGCTGCCAATCTAACAGCACCTTTAACAAGAATCTTTACAAGAGATCTTGCAAATTTACCAATACCTGTCCCAAAGAGGAGATATGCTGCAAGTAACTTTGGCCAGTTTTCAGTTAAAAATCTAATAATAGATTTAACTTTACTTTGATTTTTAGGATCGGAAATCCAATCCACCAACTTTATCAAGAAGTTTCCTAATAAAATATTAAATAAGAAGTCAAATATTCTATCAAATATGCTTTTAACTGGAGCAACTATTTTCTCTGCTACTTTTTTGAGACCTTCAAATCTCTTTGCTAAGTTTTTCTTTTGTAAATTTCTTCTTTCTCTTTCTGCCTTTTTTCTGTTAAAAACAGCAGTATCTTTCTTCACCTTATACTGCTGTTTTAATATATCAGCAATATTAGTTACTGACTTTGCAATGTCTTTAAGGTAGTTTTTTGACTTATCTTCAACCTTTTCCTTTTCACTCTCTGTTTCCTGTTCTGGTTCTGGGTCTACTGGATCCAGATTAATTTTTGGAGATCTATAAGGAAGTATCGTGGCAGTTGGTAATGCTGTCTGAGATTCCTTTGTAGATGAATCAGATGCAGTTCCTTTCTTGAATGCTTCAGCAGATATTTTTGTTTTTCTTACTTTAAATGCAGATGCCTTTCTCTGCTTTCTTATCTTTACTACTTCTTTTTGAAGGATAGCAGATCTTTCATCACCAGCACCCTTTGTTTGAAACTGAATAGTTGCAATTGCTTCTATCAGAGCACTAAGATAATCCTCCTCTTCAGAGAGATTATCTAGGTCTACACCCATCTCTAAGAGTATTTCTATTGGATCGGTAGTAGTCCTAGATGCCATTCGCTTGCTGTTGTTTTAACTTTTCTTCCTCTAAATGATTCTGTAACATACCAACATAGACATCACGTTCCCAAGGAATCATATTTTCAATCTCTGTCAATGAATATTTATGGTACTGTATCAAGGAGAAGTTGAGTTGATAATATGCCATAAGGTTCATATGAACCATGGCTACGCGAAAAAACTTGCTAATCCCTCAAGTACAACTTCACTTTCAACTTTTGTATTTGGATTTGTAACTTTAACAACATGAGATAACTTAGGCATCGTCTCAAAGAACTTCTCAATACCTTTGAACTGTGAAGAATTCATAGATTCAAGAAACTCATTAACTTCTTTTTTAGAACAATCTGCAGTTGCCCAAACTTCTTCTTCACTACAAATAGATTCAATACATGATGCAATCAATTCAAACGATTGATCCATCGCATTTTTATTTTCAAAATCAAAGTTATTCTTAATGAACTGATCTAGTGATGGATACTTCATCACCATCATAATGTCACTATCGATTTTGATTTTATTATCATGAGAATCGTCCTTTTGAACTTTAATATCATCAATACTAATTGTTACAGGAACTTGAGTAGTTTCATCATCTGGACAAATAATATTAACTTCAATCTCTTCACCAACTGACTTACCACGAATATTCAAGAAAAGATATTCAATATCAAATGTTGGAAGAGATTCTACTTTAATACCTTTGGTTTTAATACAGTTTTTTATAACAGATTTGATTGCTGTTGTGATTTGCTTTGTATCCTCACTTTCCAAAGCAATCACAAGAACCTTCTCTTCTTTTACAAGAAAAGGTCTATATTGAATGTTTTGTCCTGTAGATGGCAACTCAAGTTCATAAGTTGGTGTAGCAATCTTTGGTAAAGGCATAATGTCCTATAGAAGTTCAGTGTGATTATTTATTATACAATATTAGGAGTTAAATCCACTAAAAAGGAGATTTGCAAACCTGTTTAGATCAAAACTAGATGCATTTCCATTTCTATCACCGAGCAACCCTACATTAAAAGGAGTTTGTTGTGGAGTAGACAATACATTTGTATCTCTTGGAATTTGTGGTTGTGGTGTTCTTACTGGGGGTGGTGTTTGTGCTGTAGTTCTCCGAACAACATATCTCAAGTAAGTCATAGATATTGTACATTTCAATAACTGAGAAGCATCATAAGAAATGGGCATTGAGTTAATTGAAATAGGGAATGCCTTCACAAATTCGTATTCTAAAGTAACTCCAGTTGGGTTTGCTGTTCCAAAAGTATCATTTTCAAACTTTGTAACTTTAAATCCGGCACAAGTATATTCATTTGGATAATTCATTCTGTAAAAATAGTTTTCTCTTAACTTTTCATTTCTAAAGTCTGGTGCTGTCACAAAATCTCTTGTTGTTCCAGATCCACTAATAAAATCTAACCATATTTCAAAAAATCTAATGACTAGATAGTTATCTCCATCTACATAAAAAGTAAGATCAATTCTATCATCAAAAACTCTACGATGAGCATGTCTTTCTGTTACACCAGTTCTATCACTGGTCATTTCTAAAGTTGCAAGACTTGATCCAGGTAGAATTGCTTCTGTGCAATATAAGTTTATATTTCTCTGAACATCCGTATTGATATCAAGTCCCTGTGACCTTGCAAAATTTCTAAATGCATTATCGCTTCCAGCAGTTGAACTAGATGGAAGAGGAATCTCTACATAATACTTTGAGGTAAGAGAAGGTCGTCCCAACTGAGATCTAAACTGATCTATTGTTACTCTTTCAGCCATCTAAATAGTATTTGACTTTATATACTATGTATGGCAGAAAGTATAAAAAGTAGATATAAACCATCATTTCCAAGAAAATATAAAGGTGATGTAAATAATATTATCTGTAGAAGTAGTTGGGAAAGAAAGTTTTGTCGTTATTGTGACTTGAATGAAAATATTCTTGAGTGGGGCAGTGAAGAATTTTGGATACCATATATTTCACCCAAAGATAACAGAGTTCATAGATACTTTCCAGATTTCATCATCAAAGTGAAAGAGCAGACCGGGCAGATTAAAACATATGTGATTGAAGTAAAACCACAAAAACAAACTCTACCACCAAAGAAAAAATCTAGAGTTACCAAATCATATATCTATGAGTGCCAGACTTATGCAGTAAATCAAGCAAAGTGGAAAGCTGCTCAAGAGTTTTGTGCTGATAGAAGGATTGAGTTCAAACTAATCACAGAAAACGAATTAGGTCTCAAATGAATCGTATAGAACCGATACTTGATACTATAAATGAATCTTTTGATCAAGAAGACCAGATGCTTATGATTATGGAAGCACTAAATGATACTGTGACTCCAGTTCCTGATGTAGGAACTATTTGTACTTTCGTATATCAGGCAAAAACTCCTGGTATTACATATGACCAACATCCACTTGTCGCAGTAACTGAGTTATTTCAATGGGGATTTCGTGGTCTTAACTTTCATTGGAGAGATTATCGACAATATACTTGGGAAGAACTTGCTGGTCAAGTCTATATTGTAAAACCAGAGGAGTTAGACGATCTTCTCTCTATACAATATGGAAAATTCATACTAAATAAATAAAAAACACAATAAAAAAATGGTTGCGATCATTGGCAATAATAGAATAGGGGAACCTGAACCTGAAGATCTTTTTACAATACCTGGAGTAGACACGAGATTTGGTAACCAATTCTTTTTTGCAGTAGATCCCAACACAGGTACATCAGTTCTTTACTTAAAGAAGGACCCAAAAAAACCTGCCAATAGAGGTTTCAATGATAGAGAAATTGGATCAGGTTTAGGTCCTGTCAAAGTAGGAATTTATAATCCAGAACTTTTTGGAGGAGACGTAAGAATTCCAGGTACAACCTCTGGTGTAATCGGACCTAGAGGTCTTGCGAGTCCATTTGTATTTAATCAAAATGTAACTAGAGATCCAAATGAAACACTTCCAGGAACCACAACACCTTTCATAGGTGGGCAACAACAACAAAAAT